CCCCAAAGCTATATCGGCAAGTAAAAATAAATTTAGGGATGTTACACACAAATAAACAAGGGTTTTTAATATGTTTGATTTTGAAGATGGTAAACAAGGTTATTCAGCAGTTATCTACATAATGGAGTCTACCAATAGTGTTGTAGTACACTTTGGTGGTTTCAATGACTTAACTGAGTGTAAATACTTTAGCCATCACATCATGGATGATTTAGGAATAGAAAACTTATTAAATGTACCCAGAGGTGTAACAGTTCACTAAGGGGGGTTTTGTTTTAAAATGACAAACATAGTCATTCCATACAAGCCAAGAGAATTACAAAATTTTTTGCACAAGAAAATAGATAAGCACCGATTTAGTGTTTTGGTGCTGCATCGTAGAGCTGGGAAAACTGTAATGACGATTAATCATATGCTCAAAGCAGCTTTGACTAATCCCTTGCCCAACCCCAGATATGCCTTTCTATCGCCCACATTTAAGCAAGGAAAGGCGACAGCATGGGATTACATAAAAACCTATGCAGGTAAAATACCTGGCACTAAATTCAACGAAAGTGAGCTTAGGTGCGATTTACCTAATGGTGCAAGAATTACAATATTAGGTGCTGAGAATGATCAAGCATTAAGAGGTATATTTTTAGATGGATGTGTTTTTGATGAAACACAAGCCATTAAGCCTACCATCTTTCCAGAAGTCATAAGACCAGCTTTGGCAGATAGAAAAGGGTGGTGTGTATTTATAGGTACACCAAAAGGCAGAAATTATTTTTTTGAATTATATAACCAAGCAAAAGAAACTAAAGATTGGTATGCTTGTGTATTTAAGGCAAGTGAAACTAAAATTTTAGACAAAGATGAACTTGAAGCTGCTAAAGCTATCATGTCTAAAGATTTATACGACCAAGAATTTGAGTGTAGTTTTCAAGCTGCAATTACTGGTTCTTATTATGGTGCTATCATAGAGGGTCTAGCAAAGGATGGTAGAATTACCGATGTGCCTTACGATGAGAACCTAGATACAGAGGTGTGGTATGATTTGGGTCTTAACGATTCAACTGCCATGTGGTTTGTGCAGCATTATAAGGGTGAGATAAGATTAATAGATTACTATGAAAATAGTGGTTATGGCTTAGATCACTATGTAGATATTTTAGATCAAAAAGGTTATGAATATTCTAAACATATCTTTCCACATGATGTCCAGGTTAGAGAAATAGGTAACTTTGGTAAATCAAGATTAGAAAGTTTATTAGAATTAGGAATAGCTGGTGAAGTAGCTGCAAAGCTGTCAATTGAAGATGGAATTGAAGCAGTACGAAAAGCATTGCCGAATTGTTGGTTTGATAAAGAAAAATGCAAAACAGGTATTGAGTATTTAAAAGCTTACCAAAAAAGGTGGGATGATAAAAACCAATGCTTTAAAAATAAACCCATGCACAATTTCGCATCCCATTGTGCCGATAGTTTTAGAACTGGGATAATTGGACAAGGTGCTGAAATTTCAGATTGGAAACAAGAAGTTCCAATTAACACAAATTATATAGTTTGATATGGCAGAAAAAGTTACAGAAGATAAATTAAGAGGTATTATAAACTCAGAGATTAATAACTCTATAGGTTTTATGGGAAGCAATCTTACTTCTCAAAGAAAAAAATCTATGGAATATTACATGGGTGAAAAGCTTGGTACTGAGATAGATGGCAGATCCCAAGTGGTATCAACTGATGTTGCAGATACTATAGAAACAATATTACCTAACTTATTAAGAATTTTTACAGCTAGTGATCAAGTAGTTAAATGTGAGCCTGTTAAAAGTGAAGATGTACCTTTAGCAGAACAAGCTACTAACTATATTAATTATATTTTTAACAAAGATAATCCTGGCTTTAGTGTTTTATATACTTGGTTTAAAGATGCACTTTTAGAAAAAAATGGCATTGTAAAAGTTTATTGGGATGACAGTATATCTGTTGAGCAAGAAACTTATGAAAATTTAAACGATCAAGAATACCAGTTATTAGTTGATGATGAGAATGTAGAAATAGTTGAAGAAAGCTCTGTTGTAGATGAGGGTATGAAAGAAGCTATGAGTCTTGTAGCTGCACAAGCAGAAGCTCAAGGTGAAGTAGTAGGTGAAGAACCTGTACCGATGCTGCACAACTGCATAATCAAAAGAACATCAAAAGGTGGTAAAGTTAAAATAGAAAATGTTCCACCAGAAGAATTTTTAATACAAAGAACTGCTAAGTCTATTGAAACAGCAAACTTTGTAGCACATAGAGTTTTAAGAACTAGATCAGACTTAATAGAAATGGGTTTTGATCCAGAGATAGTAGAAAATTTACCTACATCAAATAATATAATTTTAAATGATGAAAGATTAACTAGATTTTCTGATATAGACCAATCGCCATTTAACAATGCACCAGATGAAACTACTCAAGAAGTAGAAATTTATGAGTGCTATGTAAAAGTAGATATGGATGGTGATGGTGTTGCTGAACTTAGAAAAGTTTGTGTAGCAGGTGAAAGTGGTTATGAAATATTATCAAATGAAAGTTGCGATAATATTCCTTTCTGTTCTTTAACACCTATTCCAATGCCACACAGATTTTATGGCAGATCGGTTTCTGAATTAGTAGAAGATGTGCAGCTAATTAAATCTACTGTAATGCGACAGCTATTAGACAATATGTATTTGACTAATAATAATCGTATGGCAGTTATGGATGGAATGGTCAATCTGGATGACTTACTTACATCAAGACCAGGTGGTGTGGTTAGAACTAAACAACCACCAAGCCAAGTAATGATGCCAATGCAATCGCAAACTATATCGCAACAAGCATTTCCATTATTAGAATACCTAGATACTGTTAGAGAAACTAGAACTGGTATTACAAGATATAATCAAGGCTTAGATGCAGATAGCTTAAATAAAACTGCAACTGGTGTTAATGCAATAATGACTCAATCGCAAATGCGAATGGAGCTGATTGCTAGAGTGTTTGCTGAAACAGGTATTAAAGATTTATTTAGACGAATATTTGAACTTACTTGTAAGTACCAAGACAAAGAAAGAATTGTAGAATTAAATAATCAGTTTGTACCAGTAAAACCTACTGAGTGGCGAAACAGATTTAATATTAGTATAACTGTTGGTTTAGGATCAGGTTCTAAAGAGCAGCAGATAATGATGCTAAACAATATTTTAGAAAGACAACTTCAAGCTTTCCAATTGCAAGGCAATAGAGAGTTCCCAATGGTAAGTCTTAAAAATATTTATAATAGTTTAGCAAAAATTATAGAAAATGCTGGTTTGAAAAATGTTGAGAATTACTTTGTTAATCCTGATATGGGTAAAACAATGGTAACTCCACCACCTGAGCCACCACTAACACCAATTGAAAAAATTGAGTTTAGAAGAATTGCTAGTGAGGAACAAAGAAAAATTGCTGAGCTTGAGATTGAACTAAAAAAAGTTAAATCTGAAAATGCAGAAAATTTAATTAATAACGAAATTAAAATTAAAGAATTAGAGCTTAAATATAATGCTCAATTAGATTCACAACAAATAAAGGCAGATGCAGACCTAAATAAAATGCTAGTAGCAGAGTCTACAAGCGATTTTAGAAAAGCATCTGAGCAATCGCAACAAGTTCAAGATCAGATAAGAGAATTATATGGACAAGGATCAAGAGGGCAAACTCCAAAAGGAACTGAGCCAAGCGAACAAAGCTAAGCAGCTTTTTGAAAATCCTTTATTAAAAGAAAGTTTTGATAAATTAAAAAAACTTTATGCAGACAGTTTATTTAATACTGGTGCTAAAGAAACAGAAACTAGAGAAAAACTTTGGTTAGCTTACAATGTAGTAGGCAAAGTAGAACAAAATTTATTAGAAATGATTGATACAGGAAAACTAGCTAACAAACAGCTAGAAGATTTTCGTAAAAATATCAAAAATCAAAAATTCTAATCACAAAGGTTAGGATAAGCCAACCTTACACAACAGGAGCTTAACTAAAAAGGAAAACATATGTCAGACAATCAAGCCAATCCATTATCGGAAGCTGAAACTGATGTGCAAAAAGCACAAAGAGCAATAAGTGGTTTATTAAATCCATTAAATCCAAAAGAAGAAGAAACAATTGGACAACAAGAACCACCAAAAGAAGATGATAAACAAAATTCTCCTGAACCTGCACAAGAGGAATCTGTAGAAGATCAACCTCAGGAACAGGAAATAAGTGAAGAAGCTGAATCGCAAGAGGAAGTTTCTGAACAAGAAGTATCTCAAGACGAAGAACAAATTGATACTCAAGAGAAACAAGATTCCCCATTGCATAAAGTTAAAGTCAATGGACAAGAATTTGAAGTTACCCTTGATGAGTTGAGAAATGGTTACTCAAGAGATGCCGATTACAGACGAAAGACTGAGGAATTGTCTTATGAAAAGAAACAATTCATGTCAGAGTCTGAAAAGCAAAGGCAAGACTATTCTGCAAGGCTAAATGAAGCTAGTCAGATGCTGTCTATGGCACAACAACAACTCAATTCAGACATTAATTCTGCTGATTTAGAGAAGTTGTACGAAGAAGATCCAACTGAAGCTGCAAGGATTGAACATAGGTTACGAAAAAAGCAAGAAAGAATAAATGCTGCTGTAGCCAAAAATCAAGCTGAGCAAAAAAAACAGTTTGATGGCTTTTTAAAAGATCAACAAATTAAATTGGTATCAAAAATGCCAGAATTTAACGATCCAGAGAAAGCTAGTAAGCTAAAATCTTCTATGAAAACAACTTTAAATGCTTATGGGTTTAACGACACAGAAGTTTCACAAGTTTATGATCATAGAATAGTGATGTTGGTAAACGATGCTATGAAATATCGTAATTTACAAAAAGCAAAACCAAATATTGCTAAAAAAATTACAAAACCAGGCAAAGTTTTTACTTCTGGTGTCAAACAGACAAAATCCGATGTAACTCTAAAAGCTAGAAAGGATAAGTTGAGCCGACTGAAGAAAACTGGCAGTCATAAAGATGCTGCTAGTATTTTTTTAGACATGATTAACAATAAATAACTCAAAAGGAGATAAATTATGGCTCAGGTAACTGGAACATATAGTGTCTATGACGCAAAAGGTTTGAGAGAAGATTTATCAGATATAATCTATTCTATCTCTCCAACTGATACTCCATTCATGTCAGGTATCGGCAAAGAAAAAGCAACTGCTGTATTACATGAGTGGCAAACTGATAGCTTAGCAAATGCTGTAGCTAACAACGCACAAATAGAGGGTGATGAAATTGGTTTTTCTGCACCATCTGCAACAACAAGAGTAAATAACAGAACTCAGATTTCAAGAAAATCTGTAATAGTTACTGGTACATTAGACTCTGTTTCAAAAGCTGGTAGAAACAATGAACTAGCTTACCAAATCTCAAAAGCTTCTAAAGAGCTTAAAAGAGATATGGAAAGTTCATTAACTGCTAACAACTCTCCAGTTGTTGGTGATGACTCTACTGCTAGAGAACTTGCTGGACTAGCTGGTTGGATTCAACAAAACAACGATGCTGGTGCTGGTGGAGCTAATGGTCAAGTATCTGGTGCTGATGTACCTGGTACTGCTAGAACTGATGGAACTCAAAGAGCTTTCACAGAATCTCAACTTAAAAATGTAATTAAGAAGTGTTGGGATGAGGGTGGCGATCCATCAATGATCATGCTTGGTTCTTTCAACAAACAAGTGCTATCTGGTTTTACAGGTGGATCAACTAGATTTGACCCTGCTGAAAACAAAAGATTAGTAGCTGCTGTTGATGTATATGAGTCTGATTTCGGTGCAATGACTGTTGTACCTAACAGATTCCAAAGAACTAGAGATGTATTTGTTTTACAACCAGATATGTTTGCAACTGCTTTCTTAAGAGATTTCCAACTTATGGATCTTGCAAAAACTGGTGATGCTACAAAACAAGCATTATTAGCTGAGTACACACTTGTTTCTAAAAACGAAAAAGCAAGTGGTGCTATCTTTGATGTAACTACATCATAATCATTTTAATTATAGGGGGAGCAATCCCCCTATATTCAATTAACATTTTTGTTTGGTCTTTGAAGATTTTTTAAAGTCGGAACGAAGCAAATAAAGGAAAAAAAACATGAGAACTTTAAACGATTATTTTTTAGAGTGTCATTTAGACGATGTTTCAACTGCTGGAACTGTAAGAGTTGCAGTACCTGATGGTGGTAGAGTAATTAAAATTACTTCTGTATTAGGTGGAACTATCGCTACTGCTAATGCAGTATGTACTGCAAAAGTTGGTACAACAAATATGACTGGTGGAACAATCACTATTGCACATAGTGGAAGTGCTGCTGGTGATATTGACACTTGTGAGCCTACTGGTGCTAACTCAGTTGTAGAGGGTGATTTTATCGCTATTGCAACTAATGGTGCATCTACAGGAACTCATTCTGCTCATTTTACAATTGTGATCAGAAGATAAACAGAATTTGGGGGATCTTGCTTAGCCAGTACTTCCCCCAGATACACAACAAAATTTTTTAGGAGAAAATATTATGCCGATGGTCGGAAAAAAGAAATTTGCTTATACAAAAAAAGGAAAAGCTGCTGCAAAAAAAGCTGCTAAGAAAATGGGCAAAAAAGTTAAGATGAGAAAATAC